AAAAAGGACAGGGAGGATAATCCCAAGCTAGGTCCGAACACAATGTACCGCGATCCGAAACAAGCACAGGAAAATGCGAAGAAGGGAGGAAGGCCCAAGGCCATGTCAGACAAAGCCAAGATGATCAATCGGATGTTGGAAAAGGAAATGACATTGCGCGAGATCGCAGACATCCTTGGCGTAACGCATCAGGCTGTGATGCAAGTGAAACATAGATACGGGCTACCAAGAAATGAAAAGATTAGAACTGATTAGTGACATCATCAAAGATTTGCAGAAGACAATCGATGATATCGAGTGGGAGAACTACCGAGATCCAAGGATCGAGGGCCTAATACAACAGCTTAACTATTATAAAAGGAAGCACGAGAATGGAGAAACACATGAACCACGTTTTTGACGTAGACAATACGCGAAGACAGCAGATAATTGTTGAATACTTGACGCCTACTGGTAGTGGGTTTGGGGTCACTCCCGAAGGAGAGCAGGTGTTCATGAACAAGCGGCTTGTGGATGCAATGAACGTACAAGCAGGCGACATCTACAATGCATTCTTGTTGCCGAACTACCCAGACAAGCGGGACGCTATCCCGTGGAGGGCGATGCGCGTGGAACCTGCGGATGTAACGCTAGACTTGGGCCATGTTGCGGTGGACTCGGACCTGCAAAACATCATCGAGTTCCTAAAAGGGTACGAAGACGGTGCGTGTTTTACGGCTGCGGAGATGGCGGACATGATGGATATGCCGTTCAGTGTGGTCGAGGACGTATGTCAGAAGCACAAAGAGATATTCTTGGAGCAATCCACCTATTGCTTGCAGTTGGGATACAAGTAAGATATAACAAGACTACAAGTAAAAGGAGACTATCATGGCGAAGAAGAAAGAAGAGCCAAAGTTCCGCAACGTGGCCTTGTTACCAGAGGACCATGATCGTTTGCGGGAGTTAGCGGAAGCGGATCAGCGTACGATGACACGGCAGTTGTCTGTTATCATTAGAAAAGAGTATGCGAATCAGGAAGAATCTGCTACAGTATAAGTATATTGCTCGAAAGGACTCACTGCCTGTGGTCTTTTTGCCTCGTACTAAGGGGACGTTGCTCCATACGTCCCCTTATTTTTTGGGACCTACATATTTAACTAGCCAATGAAGGAAAATGGGGGTGGCGCTGACTTGCCCTCATTTATATCGGCTAAGAACTATTCCGACTTTATTTTCAATGACTTAGGGGTGGCGCTGACTTTATTTTTTTGTCTTAGCGTAGCCACGAACATCTGAGGGACGCGCTGCCCCTTTGGATGTAAGACCTTTGAAGAAAGCCTCGGCTATGTGGAGATCGAGGCCAGTCATCTTGGCAAGTTCTTTGCCTTGGGTTTTGGCAGAGGCGTAGTTGCCCACGCGCTCGACCATCAGCTTAGTTATTTTCTCGTAGGTTTCAGGGTCAGCCATTCTCTTGCTTCCTCTCCAAGTACCTTTGCACCTATGTCGATCTTGTTGCGGAGAGCCTCGACGATCTTCTCATCGATGGTGCCCTCGGATATGAGGTCGATATAAGTTACGTTGTTCTTCTGTCCAATACGGTGCGCCCGATCTTCTGATTGGATGCGTGTCTCCAAGTTGAAGTCATTGGCATAGTACACCACAAGGTTAGCCTCAGTCAAAGTCAGACCGTACCCTGCGGTGGCAGGGTTGCCGACAAAGAACCGTAGCTTCGATCCCTTCTGGAAATTCTGTACGATGTCGTTGCGTTCGTCGTCACGCGTGTCGCCATAGTACGCTGCTGCGCACCCTTCACCGTACTCTTTGTTCAGCATCTTGGTGATCTCGACGATGTCATGGCGGAAGCGGGACCAGATGATCGCCTTGCCATCATGTTCATCCATGATCTCTTTCAATGCATCCATGCGGTTGGACTTGAAGTACCGCATCTCACCATCGTCTGTCTTTAGATGCCCAGACATAACCTGTTGGATCCGAAGCATCTGCGTGATCACGGCAGGAGCCGAGACAAGTTCACCGTCATCGAGCAGGAGCATGGCCTGTTGTTGCAGGTCAGTGTACATCTTGACCTGCTCATCAGTCAGCGTGACATACCGAGCGGTGTAGATTTTGTCAGGCAGATCGAGGCAGTCCTTCTTCAGCACACGGTAGGAGAACTGATCGATCTTGTCTGTCAGTTCATCCAAGTTCCGATAGCCGACGACCTGCTGAAAAGAATGTGCGCCCATGGTACGGCGTTGCACGACAGCGTATCTCCCCTGGAATGTGTAGAAAGATTCGTGGCCCAAGAGGCAAGGTCTAAGGAACTCGGTCTGCGCATAGATGTCGAGCGGACTTTTTGTAATCGGAGAGCCTGTCAAGAGTCTTCTGTACTTGAAGCCTTGGGCAATCTTGAGTAAAGATTTGGTGCGCTTGGCCTTATGGTTCTTTATGGTAGTTGACTCGTCCACAGCAACTAGGCCGTTGGCCCCAAGCGCACGAGCCATCCACTCTCCTGCCTTCTGTCCTTTCAAAGAAGAGAACGCTTCGATGTTCATGACGAAGATGGTTAAGCCGTCGAACTTATCCTTAACCGAACGCATTTCTTCTTGCTGTTTCTTGTTAGGCGAAGCGACCCACCGAATCACACGGTGCGGTACATCGTCGGACATATGCTCTGGGATTTCTTTGGTTACCCAGTTGCGATAGACACCCTTTGGTGCAATGACCAAGGCGAAGTCGATCTGCCCATCGAGGTACAACATCCCCATGTTGTCGATCAATACCTTGGACTTTCCGGTCCCCATCTCCATGAAGTAGCCGAACTCTTTTCGTTGCATACCGTTGCGTAGCGCAGCAAGCTGATGCTCGAACGGTTTTAATTTAAAATTGTACTTGACAGTCATCATATACCTCCACTAGAGTCCACCTTACGGATGGCAAAATGGTTTGTCAACCAACCTTAACCTGAAGAGGAAGTAACTTATGGATGATATCTTTAACGATCTAATCGACGAAGGCGATGCACTTGCCAGTGTCGATGCGGGTACGGGGAAAGCACTAAGCTCCTTGGTCCGCGAACTACGCAACGTCGAGCAACAAATCGATGATGCGGAGAATCACCTTAAATATCTGAAACAACAAAAACACAAGTTGTCTACAGAAAACATACCTGCACTTATGGATGAGATGGGCGTCGAGCGTCTTGATGTGGACGGGGTTACCGTATCACGCAAGATGATTGTACATGCATCGATCCCTGCGGACAGGAAAGAAGAAGCGTTCTCGTGGCTGCGTGAGAATGGACTGGATGACATCATCAAGAATGATGTGACCTGTTCGTTCGGTAAGGGCGAGGACAATGTTGCGGGGGATGTCGTTGGTCTCTTGCAAGAGCGGGGCTTTGATCCAAAGACCAAGACCCACGTTCACCCATCCACACTGAAGGCGTTTGTGAAGGAGCGCATCACGGATGGTAAGCCCATCGATCTGGATATGTTCGGGGCATACATCAACAACGCGGCTGAGATAAAGAGGAAAGCGTAATGGGCATTACAAAACAAATGCAAATCGAAGAAGCGTATCGTGACGATAAAGCTGAAGAGCGTCTGAGCGAAAGCATTGCGCGAGATGATGATGTTGGTTTCAAAGAATCAGACTTCATCAACTTGGAATTAATCGAAGTCGTTGAGAAAATTCAACAGAAAATAAACAAAGGGGAAGAGTAATGGCGACAGCAGTAGCAAAAGTAAAAGGTGCGGCAGTAAGCACCGATGTATTGGATGACATCTTTGAAACGGCAGGGGATGGCGCAAGTTTCGAAGCCAGTGAAATGCAGATCCCGTTCGTTCGGATTCTGCAAGCTATGTCTCCGCAACTCAGCAAAAAGAAACCTGAGTTTATCGAGGGCGCATCACAAGGCGATCTGTTCAACACCGTGACTGGTCAGTACTGGGACGGCGAAGAGGGCGTGACTGTGATCCCTTGCTATCAGACAACCAAGTATCTGGAGTTCGTACCACGCGAACAGGGCGGTGGTTTCATGGGAGAGATCCCTGCCAATGATCCAGTACTTACACGCACGAGCCGTGAAGGGTCGCGTGAAATCCTGCCGACAGGCAACGAGTTGGTTAAGTCTGACCAACACTATTGCTTGGTGTTGGATGACGAGGGTGGGTTCCAACCTGCCGTGATCGACATGAAGTCGAGCCAACTAAAGGTGAGCCGCCGTTGGAAAACCCAGATCGCGATGCAGAAAGTTAAGCATCCGAAGACTGGTGCAATGGTGACACCTGCGGTATACGCTACGATGTGGCGTCTATCGACGACTGAAGAGTCCAATGACCAAGGTACGTGGGGCAACTACACAGTTGCTAAGATCGACCTGGTCTCAAACCGTGACATTCTGATGGAAGCGAAAGCGTTCCGTGAGTCTATCATGGCTGGCGAAGTTAAGGCTGCTGCCGATCCTGAACATACCTCCACGGGGAACTCAGGATCAGAGGAAGATATTCCTTTTTAAGTAGCCTTTGGGGGCGGCGACTTGCGGACACAAAACCCGCCCCCTTCAACTTCACTAGGAGCCAAGCATGTCACTAGCCCAAAGAATGCTAGCGGCCTTTGAGGGATCGAAGGTTGCCCACGGCACGACGACAGTCGGAAAGCTAAACCGTAGCGGCAAGGCCGAAGCGGACAGCCGGATTGTACGTGAGCCGTTAACAGAACAAATCATGCAAGGACACATTGACGGCAAGCAGGGGATCGGAGCGATCCCGATCAACGACGAAAACAAATGTAGATGGGGAGCGTTGGACATAGATATCTATGACCTCGACCACAACAAACTACAGGCTAACATAAGTAAGTTAGAACTTCCGTTATTACATTGCCGCTCAAAGTCTGGGGGTGCCCACCTCTATCTGTTCTTGGATGACTACGAACCTGCGAACGTGGTCCGAGAGTATCTGTCAGAGATGGCGGTATCCTTGGGGCACAGCGGCTGCGAGATATTCCCGAAGCAGGATAAGATCCTTGCGGATCGTGGAGATGTAGGGAACTTCATCAACCTGCCTTACTTTAATGCAGAGTTACCGCAACGCTATTGCTTCAACGCAGCCGTCGAGGCTGTCGATCTGGACGAGTTTGTGGATATGATCGAAAGCAGCAAGACACCGCTGTCCGCTCTGGAAAAGCTACGGACCAAGAAGCAGCGCACACAGTTCGGGGATGGACCTCCCTGTTTGCAGCATCTGTTTCGCGATGGACCGAACTCAGATGACCGCAACAAGAAGCTGTTCATGTGTGGGGTTTACTGCCGGATGAAGCACCCTGATGATTGGGTCAAGCAGTTCGAGACAATGAACCACCAACTGTTCACCACTCCGCTCGATGCCAAGGAAGTCTTGGGATTGCAAAAGAGTTTGGACAAGAAAGAATATTTCTACACCTGTGAGCAGGAGCCGTTCAAGAGTTACTGCGACAAGGAACTGTGCATGTCTCGCAAGTATGGCATTGGTGAGGATGCGGAGACGGCCCTCGATATCGGGAGCTTGTTGATCCAACTGTCGGAGCCGCGCCTGTACTTCCTGACTGTCCAGGGGGAGCGTGTGCAACTGAACTCCGAGCAGCTACAGAACCAGACACTGTTCCAACGTGCATGCATGGAGCAGATCCAAGTGGCCCCGCCGATCCTGAAAGCTAAGACATGGCAGACGCTGCTGCGTAAGCTGATGACGGAGTCCACCAAGCAAGAGGTTCCAGAAGAACTGACCCTGACTGGGGAGTTCAAAGAACTGCTGCGGATATTCTGCACCAGTAAGATCAGAGCGATGCACCCAGAGGAGATGCTAGCGGGGAAACCATGGACCGATAACCAAGGGTATACATACTTTACCATGTCAGGACTGACAGAGTTTCTGCACAACCGCCGCTTCAAGGGTTTCACGAGGGCACAGATACAAGAGATCCTCAAGCAAATGAACGGCGACCAAGATTGCCATGGGCATAAAAACGTAAACAAAGAAGACGGTTCAAGGTCCACGATCCGAGTATGGTGGGTCCCTGCGTTTGAGAACTTGGAAGGTGAACTTCCGATACAGGAGATAGACAATGACATCCCATTCTAAATTGTTGAAAGTTAAAGAAGTAGCTGAGTGGCTCGATGTATCTGAGTCCGCAATCTACAAGTGGGTAAATGAAGGTACGTTCCCGGAGCCTTACAAGTTTGGGAGTGGCGACTTCAATCGAAAGACGAGCCGTTGGAAGCGTGAAGAGATTGAAGAATGGTTGGATGACAAAAGACCATGATACCTAATGCAACATTGATACTGGGTCCCCCAGGCTGCGGTAAGACGTACACTCTGATCGAGCGTGTGCAAGAGAAGCTGCAAGAGGGTGTGCATCCATCACGCATTGGCGTTGTGTCGTTTACCACCAAGGCGATTGGTGAGTTCATCGACCGTGCATGTGCCAAGTTTAATTTAGAGAGAAACGATTTCCCACATTTCAGAACCTTACACGCGACGGGCTATCACGGGTTAGGACTGCAACGTGGGGATGTCATGGGACGCGAGGATTACAAGCGACTCGGTTCCATGTTGGGGGTGGCGTTTGATGGAGCGGATGCCACCTCCGTTGATGACGGCATATCGATCCCTGCGATAGGTGGATCGGGAGCCAAGTACCTTACGGTAGTGTGGCGATCTAAGTACAGAGGCAAGGGCCTTGAGTATGAGTACAACTACGAGGGGGACCACAACCTGCACTTCAACAAACTGGTGCAGATCGATGCCCAGATCGAGGAGTACAAGTCCAAGACCAACCGTTTGGATTTCACCGACATGATCACCAAGTACACTGAGATGGTAGAGCCACCCAGTCTGGACCTGTTGATTGTGGATGAAGCACAAGACCTGACCCCTGCGCAGTGGGAGATGGTGCGTAAGATGGCGGAGCATGCGGACGAGGTTTTGATTGCAGGGGATGACGATCAGGCTATCCACCGCTGGACCTCTGTAGACGTTCAGGAGTTCATTAACGCCTCAGATAACATAGAGGTGCTGAACCAGTCCTACCGCTTACCACGGAGCGTCTGGGAGCTTGCTAACCATATCTCTGCACGGATTCCTGGGCGGTTGGAGAAAGAGTTCTTCCCGCAAGAGCGTGAGGGCATGGTCACTCAGGTCGGTAGCCTGTGGCAGTTGCCCTTGGACCAAGGTTCGTGGACCATCATGGCGCGGACCAACAAGTTCGTGAACGACATAGCCGATCATCTGGAAGAGGCGGGTTACTTCTACAGCCGCAAGGGGCGGTGGTCGATACCGGAGAAGAAGCTAGAGGCCATGGGGTTCTGGAAGGACCTGACCTTGGGGAAGGGTCTGTATGTTGGACAGGTCAAGCGGTTGTATGAGGCCGTGCCAAAACGTGGTGCAGGTGCGGTGGTCAAGCACGGTGCAACCAAGCTGCTCGATGCGGCAGGGTCTGACGAACTGCTGACATATGACAAGCTGCGTAAGGAGTTTGGTTTGATTGCAGACATCAACACTGACCCGATGGATATCGTAAGGCTGTCAGAGGACGAGAAGATTTATGTCCGCGCCATCGAGCGGCGGGGCGAAAGCATCTACCAAGAACCAAGGATCAAGATCTCAACGATCCATGCCATGAAGGGAGGAGAGGATACAAACGTAGCAGTTTACTTGGGGTCAACCAAGGCTTGCGTTGAGGGCAAGCACCCCGAAGACGAAGACCGGATATTCTATGTGGCAATCACAAGGGCGAAAGAGAACCTCTATCTCATAGAGTCCGACAAATCATACAGGTACAAGATATGAACAGAGACGAAGTATTATTGAAGGCTGGTGACTACATCAACGGACAGAGGGCCAAGGACTACGGAGATGCGTACGATAACTTCACGCGCATTGCTGATGGTTGGAACCTCATAATCAAAGAGGCACAAGCTACGCGAGGATACATTACTCCGCAGCATGTTGCGCTGATGATGGACTGGGTAAAGACGGCACGGCTGTTGCACGATACCGACCATGACGATTCGTGGATCGACAAGTGTGGGTACAGCGCACTGGGTGCCGAGTTCCATGAACGCGAGAAGAAGATCCAACAAGTACAAAAAGCATTCATGGGGAACCGCAATGAAAAAGCAGGGTGAACTATTTCAAAAGGACAGCGTCATTGCTGCCCAGATGAATCAGCCCAAGGAACTGACATGGAATATCCCTGTCGATTTCCCTGACCTGACGCATCACAAGCAGATCGCCATTGACCTTGAGACATGCGACCCGAACCTGACGACTCTTGGTCCAGGGTGGGTGCGCAAGGACGGATACGTTGTAGGCATAGCCGTAGCAGCGGGAGACTGGGAAGGATACTTCCCTATCCGCCACGAGAACGGGCACAACATGGACGCGAGGATCGCGCTCAAGTGGTTGCAGAAACAAATGGCAACGCCGCATATCGACAAGATCATGCACAACGCAACCTACGATCTGGGTTGGCTACGTGCCGAGGGCATCAAGGTCGAGGGCCGCATCATCGATACGATGATCACGGGGGCCGTAGTGGACGAGAACCGTTGGTCCTATAGCTTGAACAACCTTGGTCGGGACTACCTCGATGAACGCAAGGACGAGAAGCTACTGCGCGTGGCTGCTGCCGAGTGGGGGCTAGACCCCAAGGCAGAGATGTACAAGCTACCGCCGGAGTTTGTTGGACGCTATGCCGAGCAGGATGCGGGTATGACCCTGCGCCTGTGGGAGCGGCTCAAGATCGAACTAGAAAAGCAAGACCTCTGGAGCATCTGGAACCTAGAGACAAGCCTGATCCCTATGATGTGCGACATGCGTCAGCTTGGTGTGCGCGTCGATGTGGACAAGGCAGACAAGGCCAAGAAGTTTCTAAGGTCCAAGGTCCAAGAACTGCACTTAGAGATCCACCGCCAGACTGGCATTAAGATTGAACCGTGGGCGGCTGCGTCTGTGGCTGCGGTGTTCGAGGAACTGGGGCTGAAGTATCCCAAGACCGATGCAGGGGCACCGTCGTTTACTAAGCAGTACCTGTCGGCGCATGAGCATCCGGTTGCACAGATGATTGTGAAGCTGCGAGAGTTCGACAAGGCGGACAGTACGTTCATCGATACGATCCTGAAGCACGAACACAACGGACGCATCCACTGCGAATTTCATCAGCTACGTTCCGATGACGGCGGCACTGTAACAGGGCGGTTCTCTTCTTCGAACCCCAACCTACAGCAAATCCCAGCGCGTGATCCAGAGATCAAGAAGCTGATCCGTGGTCTGTTCATACCAGAAGAGGGCACCAAGTGGGGGTCGTTTGACTACTCAAGCCAAGAGCCAAGGTTACTGGTTCACTTTGCGGCTAGCTTGAAGGGCGAACACAAGCACCCACTGGTCGATAAGATTGTCGAGGAATACCACAACGGGGACGTTGACCTGCACCAGATGGTTGCGGACATTGCGGGGATCAACCGCAAGGAAGCGAAGGTCGTGAACCTTGGTATCATGTACGGCATGGGCAAAGGCAAACTAGGGGATCAGCTTGGTATCTCTGCCGAGGAAGCAGGAGAACTGCTAGCCACGCACCGTGAAAAGGTTCCGTTCGTTAAGAACCTAGCGGAGTTGGCAACTAAGCAAGCGGACAAGACGGGACAGATACGCACCCTGCTTGGGCGGCGGTGTCGTTTCCACCTGTGGGAGCCACGTTCATTTGGGTACAAAAAACCCTTGACATACGAGGAGGCGATGAAGGAGTACGGTCAGCCTCTGAGAAGAGCCTTTACTTACAAGGCGTTAAACAAATTGATCCAAGGTTCGGCTGCGGATCAAACTAAGAAAGCCATGGCAGATTGTTACGCGGAAGGACTTTTGCCTATGCTCACGGTCCACGATGAGTTATGCTTCTCAGTAGAGGGCGACGACCAAGCGCGACGAATCAAGGACATAATGGAAAACGGGTTGTCGGATGTCTTGCGAGTCCCCTCGAAAGTAGACGATGAACTCAAAGATAATTGGGGAGAAATCGAATGAAACCTGAA